TTCCTTACCACTATCTCCCGCTCTACACTTGGGAAGTACGGGTGGTTGCTAATCTTCTGTTTTAAAATTGGTTGCATATCTATATGTTTTTATGTTATTCCTCGATATAATACTCTCCTAAACTATGGGTTATAACAACATCTCCCCATCCTTCACTTCCCGTATGGTGTGCCGACGCTGGTCTTAGGTCGCCAACTTCTCGGATATCAAATACGATGTTGTATATCTCATCTGCCCCTTGACTAATACGGATATTCGCAATATTATCTACTTTCCATATCTCAATATTTGTAAAGGTATAATACTTACCTCCATTGCTATTTACACGCCCATCAAACAATACCTGCCCTACATTCATCTGTTTTGTATCTCCATCTCCCGTAGATATTGTACCATAGTTAGGAACTGCCTTTAAAGAATCTGCAAATCCTATTACTCCTACACCTGCTGCTCTACCATTTACTTGTTTCAATCTTCCACTAAACTTAAAGTAATAGTTTTTATTTCTCGGAAGTTTAAAATTTGGCGTGTAACCCAAAGAGCAAACAATATTCCTATTCGACATACCCGTTACATTCTTATACAGCTCTACGACATTTTCCTTTACTGAAGATTGATTACCTCCATCGGTTATTGGCTTATCTACTGCCCAATCTCTCGAAGTAAGAGCTACAAGATTTTTCGTTGCTACCTTTTCCTTAAAGGTTTTTAATTTCTGCATATTAGCATAGCTATCTATATTATCCTCATTAATATCAATATTTCTATCATCGATATAATACTTGAAATTATATAGTAATGGCTGAAATCTCATATCCCCAGCGTCGGTACCTTCGCCACTTCCTAAGAAATAAAGATTTTCGTCTTTAATTTCCGATAAGTCAAATGCCCAAGTCCTGCCTCTATTGTCGTGAGTAGAAAACACATTGAGGAATAGTGTCTTGCCAATTTTAGAATAAGTAATAGTCAATTTTTCGGAATCTCCAAATCTAAAATTGTTTCCATTGACATTGAACCCACCATATCCAACATATTCTTTATTACCTCTTAATAATGCTACCTCTGGTACTACTACAACATCTTGCAACTGCTTTACAAATCCAAATTGCAGAAAATTGGAATAGTCTCCTCCTTCTTTTGAAGTGTTAAAACCATTCGTAGTATAGGCAAATACCCAATTTTTATTCATTGGAAAAGGTGTGTTTAGGCGGATATTAAAATTTGTTACCTTACCTCGAAATCCTCTCTCTTCTTTTTTCTTGAAAATAACAGCCTTGCGGTTATCGTTCCATTCTACAAGTCCCTCACAGCCCGTATTGGCAACTACCGACCACTTGCTGGCTTCTGTTATCCTTGTAAATAAATTCTCTGTAATCGTTCTCATATATTTATCATATAATGGCAAAGACTCTCTACTTGCCTCCGTTGTTAATGTTTTAAAGATTATAGGTTTGTTAAAAGTATTATTCGGTAATACCGAAGTATATTGCACGGGATTGACAAGTATTGCTTCAGGGATATTCACTGCCCATTCTACTTCATCAGATACTGCAAGTTCTCCTCTGTCGTTCATTCTCAGTCTTTTAGAAAAAGAGCGGTCTCCATTAATATCTCTAAGTCCCGAAATCTGCAACTTCGCTCCCGTAGTGTCTATTGTCCTTGTTACTCCTTTGGGTATCGTTTGGTCTGCATAGGCTAATCCCATAGGCTCTATGGCTACTTGACCTCCCACGCCTAACTTCTGCTTCCACTTGGCTACATCCTCCTCTCTCAAATTCTCCGCATCTACACCAGCCTTTGTGGTCAGAGCGTCTTGGATGGCTCTATTGCCAGCCTCTAAGTTTTGTTTTATTTCATCGGTGGTAGCCGTCGTTGGGAGCGTTGCTACTTGCTCTTCTATCGCATCGAAAGTCTTCGCAAAGGCATCTCTGATATCCTGCGGGGATATTTCCTCCGAAGTATTATCAGGCAATAATTTGTTAATTTCCTCTAATTTATTCATTTTGTTATTTATATAAGTTGTATAATTTCAATATCAAAAACATTATCCCAATGGCTACTGCTATTTCAAGAATTATCAGTTTTATCTCCTTGCTGATATACTTTTTCTTGTTCTTGTTTTCTGATACTTCGTGTTTTTTGGTGTTTGTTTTTATCTCTTTTGTTATTTCTTTATTAATGTATATAGTATCACGGATGACCTTTGTCAGCACGGATAATTCTTTTTTGTTTTCAATTTTTTCGGATTTTAAATTTCCGTTTTCGTAGAACTCCCTCACGAATACCAAAGAGCTGTTTCCGTATTGGTTGGTGAGCATTTGGTCTTTGCGGATGGATATTTTTGCGGTGCTATCTATCCTCTGCACTTCTTTCTTTTGCTCGATGGCTGTTTGTGTTTCTTGGTGTTTTTCCAGAGCCACTTTTCTACTGATACAAGAGCAAAGGATACATAGCAGAAAGAATATTATTTTGTTCATTATTAATTTCTTTTTTCCAATTCTTGGATTTTTATTTTGTAGGAATCATTCAGGCTCTTCAATACTGCTATTTCGTCTTTCAGGAGCTGTATTTTGTTTTCGTAGAGCTCCGTTACTTCCTTGAATTTGTCCTCGTATCGTTTGGTAAGGTCGTCCAGGGAGTTGCGATATACGGATATAATCTTGTCTGCATTGCCAATCTCTATGCTGTCGTTATTGGCTTCAATAGTCTCTGTTTCAGCGTTTTGTTTTCTTTTTCCAAAGATAAATCCTGCAAATCCCGTAAGCACGGCACTGATGAAAGTGCTGAAATGGGGGAATACATATTCGTGTAAAAAGTCATTCATTCTGTTTGTTTTTCGTTATCTAAATCCTCTTCCGAAGCTACCATTGGTTGTTTTTATTTCTGGAATATCGTCCATCGTGGCGGTGTAATTTCTCAGCTCTGTATTGGCGGAGAAAGTTAATCTTATGATACTATCTTCTTCGTGTTTTTTGCCCGTATTCGCCTCGTGATTAGTGAGGTAGGCTGGGTTTTGGTGCGTGCCAACTACCCAAATATTGCCGTTGTTGTCTGCTATCAAGAATATCAATGGGTTGTTTCTTGCGTTGCTTACAAATCCCAAATTTCTTGCTGAGACTTCCCTGATGGAGAAGTTAAGCTCTGTGATGAGCTTTCGCCTGCGAGTGGCTCCGATGGATTTCTCAACGAGGAAATTCTCAGAGAGCATACAATCCACAAACATAAGGTGGTCTCCGTTTATTCTTAATTCGTGCTGTTGTAGGCTCCTCACATTTTCCGAGATATTAGTTCGCACGAAATCCGCAGAAGCGACCCAAATTCTATGAGCCACTCCTCCGAGACTTTCGCCGTAACAATCTAAAATGTCAATGGTATCAATCATTTTTTCAAAAATAAAACTAAGGGAGAAAAAATTGTAAGACAATTAATTATAGGTACAATCCACTCTTTTTGGAGACTACTTTCAGTCCAGAGGTGTTCTTTATTTCGCCGATGCAAGGGAATTTATCTTTATGAGCGTTTAAATAATTAAATATCAACTTCATAGTGTCGCCAGTGTTAGATATATGCCTTTGTCGGATGAAGTCTATATCTTTCACAGAAATCACTACGGATTTTTGCCAAGGGAGCTCCTCGTATTGCAAGGCTATTCCTGTTGAGATGAATGATAGATAGGGTAAGTCCATAGCGTCTATTATTGTTCTATCCATCACGAATTCAGCGAGTTTGTTTTTCAAAAAAGCATCTTCAAGCAAGGCATCTATCCCACACGGAGAGAACAATTCTATCAGTTTATCATAATTTTTCTGCAATAGTGGGAGTAGTTTTTCATACACGGAAACGGAATCGTTCAGGGAATAATAATTATTAAAATTCCAGAAGCTCACCAATGGATTTTCTGTTTTAAAAAAGGGAATTCTGTTCTTATATTGAGTTGCCGACAATTGATATAATCCTGCTGAGAGGTACAAATCCGCCTTCTTCACCCAAGACAATCCCAAATCTCTGATATCCCACCAATTGGCATTTCTTGTTTTATTTTGTTCGAATTGCACGAGTCCATAATTAGAGATATGCACTTTTATTTTAGGTATATCAAGGACAAAGGAATACAATATCCCTGCCTTTGCTATCATCCTGAATATCGTAGAGTGGCTCTCTTTCAGTTCGTTAAATACTTCTTCCGAAATAATGGGGAATATCTTCGATAGGAAGCCGTATTCTTGGTCTATTAATCGTATATCAAAATTATTAGGAAGTTTTACTAATTCTTGGATTTCTTCTCTTGTTAATAAATTGTCCATAGCTAACAAATGTTTTTTTTAAAAATTAATTAATCACTTTGGTTTGTCCGTTGGGGTTTTTGTCCAAAGTTGTCAAATTGATATTAGGGAATTTCGCCACGAGGTCGGGGTTCCACCCATTCCATTTTTGGATGATACGAAACACAAATAGCGTGCGTGCGTGCTTTCGTGGTAGGCGAGAGCAGAGAATAGTATAAGCCTCTCTCTTGTCGGAGCCTGAGCCACTGAGGTTTTTGCCACCAGGTACGCCAGCCCCCAACAGAGCGGGGTCTACCCCCATAGCAAATAGTACTTCGGAGTTACCTGCCGATGCGTCAGGGAGGAATTCTCCACTTGCGAGCGTCTGTGGGACTTCGTCAATCTGTATTCCTTTGATGAGCTCTCCCGTGTTTTTGTCTCTGAAAAAAGGAGAGATGATGGATTTCCCGCCTGCCTTTGTACCTCTCATTTCTTCGTCGATTTTAGAGATAAGTTCCTCACGGAGAGCCTCTTTCTTCTCGGAGTCGAACTGCTCCCATTCGTCTCTTCCATATCTGTGGAGGAAATAATCATCGGCAATATGGATGAGATACTTAAAATTGAATTGTTGTTCGTACATAAACTTCTTAAACTCAGGGATAGAGAGTACGACATCTATCCAACCAGACTTATACGCCGAGTGCCAGCCCACGCTGGGATACACCTTCTCGATGGTAAGGGTATTAACAATCGGTACGATGAATTTTCTGATGCCTCTTCTCTGGCACTCTGCCTTTATTTCAGCTGGTGAAAGGTTCATTGAGAAGCACGGCACGGCGATGGTGTCTTCTTTTTTAAATGTGGATTCGCCCCAAGCGGAGTTTATTAATATTTTTTCTATCACTCCGTTTTTTGGTTTTTGGAAACGGCAGTCCTTAGCCTTATGCCTCATTACGGAGATGATGATATTCCCATTTGGTGACAAAATGAACTCTGGGAATGCCACTCCAAAGGTCTCGTAATCTGCAATAATATCGGAAATGACCAGGTCGAAATTCGTTCTATCGAAGAAATCATAGACTTCTGGTACGGAGGATGGTATCCTCTCCTTGAAAGTTGCGTCGCCCTCGGTTTCAAATAGTTCGTAAATCTTGATACCTGTACCATAGTGTGCGGAGATGAGAATTTCGAGTCCGCCAGTGGCTGCACCTACTTTTTCCACCTTCTCCATCAATCGTTTAGGGTAAAGGTTATCCTCGCCCCAATTGCACCAGTCGTCGGTATCGGTAGTCTCGGGGTATATCTTCGGATAGGAGTGTGGCGTTTCTTTTGTTTTTTGCTGATTAGAAAAACGGACTATACCGCCACCTGACACGGCATATATATCGTTTGTTATTTTCCTCATTGCAGTTAAATATTTCTGCAATAAAACTGAAAATTAATTGATTATGAAATGACAAACGGCAAGAGGCATCGTGGGGGTGCGGGGGAGGGGCTAATAGATTACCCGCAAGCCATTGAACTCGTGGATAAATATGATATGTATTTTTTTGATACCTGCGGGCGTTTTGATATTCCGTGTGCGGTTTATCCAGTGGTTAGGATTTTTAAAGGGTCGGTCTATCTTCAACCTCGATGGGCTGATTTTTTTCGGAGGTTGCATCAGTGTGGCGTTTTCGTAGCGGATAATTTTTCCGCCGATTTTGTTTTGCATATTAAAAGAGCGTACCGAAAGAGAGAAAGGTACGGGGTTTTTTCGCTCGTCGAGTTTTTTCATTTTTTCCAGAACTTCGCTTAAAAAAATAGTGTTTTCCATACCACAAAGAACCAAAAAACACACCCCACCCACAAAGACAATCAATAAAAACAACGGAAAACTATTTTATTTCTCATTTTTAAAAATATAATACATTGACAATCAAATTATTACAACGATATAAGAGAATAATTTTATTAAAAAACGCATCTGGCTGGGGCACAGGAGCCTTAGACCTTCTCATAATTACAGATTTAAAAATTCACCGAAATATGAAAAATCCCCACCAATAGATGAGGATTAAGTTAGATTGCTGATAAAAAAAGAATTCGTGTATTGATAGTCTATAATGTGAGAGAATTGCCAGTAGAGATTATAGTCAAAGGTATCGGAGAAGTGGGTGGCATGTTCCTGCGGTATCGTATAGCTCCGCTCGGAGGATTTATCTTTCTTAAAGGCATCATTGTCGGTAAGTGGTGCATTTTCCATTGAGATAATGAGATTCGGACAACGACTTTCATTGATACGAATCATCGGCAAGTCTTTATTCTGCTCGGATAACATTTCATTTATCAATCGCCATTTATCAATGTGGGAGGGGTTATTGGTATTCGGCGTCTTATTGATTACTCGCCAACCTGCTCTCTTGAGCATATTCTCCACATCTTCGGCAAGAGTAGTCTTAGAGTTGGCTTCCTGCTTGTATCCAGAGCGGTCGTGATAGAGATGCACTATATTGCACGAGGCTTTGTGTGGCTCGTAATAATCAATAAACTGCTCTACCAAATCAGACAACTTCTTCGGAGTCTTCACAAAAAACTCCTTAATAAATCGCACTTCATTAAGAGAATGCAAGTATTGGGAAATAGTACCACAATTGATACGACCACCAAAGTCAAGGTTAAACTGCAAGGGAACACCACGAACCAAATCGGTGTTATAGCGACAGCTGGGCTTGAAGTTCGCAGTCATCTCTCCAATCATCTCTGTATCATCTTGGTAGGAATAATAGTGTCTATTCTTATTCAGCTGTGCATAGAATCCCTCGGCAATACCTCTCGGGCGGATATTCATAATCTCCGCATCAAATAGTATCTGGGAGAGTGCCTCCTCTCTCATCTGCTCAATCCACCCATCGGTAAGGTTATGTTTATTCACCAATGAGTTAAATTTCAAAAAGGCAAACTTCTGCGGGTTCTTCTTCGCTTTCTCTTCTCTCTCGGTGAACCACGCACCCTTCTCCGTCATCGCCACGGATGAAGTAAAGATAGTAGCATTAAGCATTGACTTATTCTTAAACTGAGGTTTCACTGCCCTGTTGGTCGTCAAAACATTATTATAGAGCCTATCATAGGTCAGTAGTGCTGCCTCGTCGCCCATTACCCAATACGAGTTGAGACCACGACCAGAATTGGGATTATCCAACGATACCATCACGGCGATAGCTCCATTTCGAAAATGGATAACATTTGCCCACGAGTCAGGTGCTTGGAATGGCATCTCAAATCCTTCCTTCTGCCCGCATCTCCCAACAACATAATCATAACCTTCAAACAATCCGAACATCTCCATACCTTCTTTCGTGGATGGCAGTGTCCTCGTCTTTATCTGCACGAATGTTTCCCCGACGATTACTCCCGTAGAGCGTGGCATTTGCCTAACTGCTTCTTTTACAAACCAACCGAGAATAGTAGATTTACCCGCTGCCCTACCTGCTTCTACATTAATATTCTTAATACCATAACGCTGATTAGCTAATATAGCCAAATACTGCATCAAGTTGAGCTCTATCTTCTTAATAGGCTTTATCATATTACTTACATCTTTCCTAATCCTCCCCATCGTCGTCTTTTTCTATTGTTTTAAATTCTACATCTTCCACATCAAGATTATTAAAGTCGGCAACACCACCAGAGAACATAGAGTCAATCTTCGGTATAGCCCATCGCACAAGATTAATCCTGTATTCGTGTGCCTGTATCTTGTTAGGGTCTATTTGATTTTCACTTTCATCAAAATTAAATAACGAGCGGTATTCTTTCAGTGCCTTAATTTCCATATCAAGGTTCCCCGCTTTCACTGCCTTCTGGTAGGCATTCCAAAACGCCTCTTTGAGCATCTGCCTCTCCGCTGCGAGGTTCGTAGAGTCCAACTCACCATATATTTGCATCGCCCATTTATAATCTCGATAGGCGGTAGCTTGGCTAATGCCGTGTTCCTTCATCAATAAATGTATAACCTGGTGAGGAGAATATTTATTATTCAATCGCAAAGCCCAGGCGTGGCTCAGGCGTGCTTTTATCTTCTGTTGCTTGTCCGAAAGAACAACCGAGTCCTCGTCCAAATAGCTCGCTTGTATCTTCGCAAAACTGCTATCTTTACTAAATTTCATCAATTCCATAAAGGCAATAAAACACCTTTTACGCTGAAAATCAAAAGACAAAAAAGCCCCACACCTGTGGGGGTGCGGGGGAGGGTATAAAAAAAATCAAAATAAATGTTGCCTCACTTGCGTATGAACTTTCTTTGTTCTATGTTTGCAATGGTTCTTCTTAGTTAGCAGAATACCCATCTATTATCGTTATGTGCTTATATTTCAGCAAGTCTTCCACAAACTCTTTCTCACTCGTAGCACGGATATCTTCATCCGCAATAATCACCGACCTGCGGGCGTATCCCACCATATAGCTGGCATTATTCTCCTCAGGGTCAAATGAGGTTTTCCTCATATAATTAACTAATTCTTCGGCGGTTAAGAATGTTACTTCCTCGCCATTATCTTTAAATTTTACTCTCATGGAGCAAATATACGGAAAAGTTTGGATTTGGTTATGCAACCAAATCCACCTGTCTATCTGATACATATTCTTGCAAACTTTCATTTAATATAGTATTTAAATTATCAAATTCTCCTATCTTCTTCGCATAATCAACCATTCTTGCACAAATCAATATCCAATTCTTGATTTTTGAGTATTGCACCGAACCACTATGCTGACGGAATTCTATCGTCTTTTGTCGGCGGTAGCACTGGATATTCACCTTAAAATACCTTCCGCCAGAGAACACACTATCAGCCAAATTCTCGATACCTGTTGCCTCGTCTATTTTCCTTTTCATTAATATAGCTGTTTTATTCATTTTCATACTTCTACAATATTTATTAGTATTTCCTCGTCGTGTAGCTGGCATCATTTTATCCACTTCTTTTTCAACATTAATGTAAGATTTCAACAAATTTTTAAAATTATCAGTATCATAATCACTCACACCTAAATGGATATGCAAACCACAACTTTTATTAATCTTTGCTCCTATCTTGTTGAGAGCGATACAAACCTTCTTCAATTGTTCCAATCCATCCGCACCCTTTAATATTGGACTTACGATTTCACAAGCATTATGACCTGATATTGATGCATCCCTCACTATCTTCCAGTGTCCTCTCGTATCGTGGTTATAATATTCTTCTACAATATTGATGCCCAATTCATTAAGTGTATTTTTTAAAGATGTTTTATTAACATTATAAGCCTCTATCTCTACACCAAAGGTTCTATCAAAAACAAAATTATAACCTGCTACTGATATAGGTGCTTCCACTATCATTTGATTCGCTCCCTGTGCCCATTTTCTCCAAATATTATGAGCGTGTCCAAAATTCCCATTACATAGCAAATCTGCCACTTGATGGCGTGTATATCCTAATGAGTAAAGTTCCTTACCTTTTGCAATTTTAGTAATATTGCTATTCAAAATTCTTTGTAGTTCCATAACTTATTGATTTCCTTTTATTTACACTACAAAGGTAAGTAAGTATTTCATTCCTTGCAAATTATAATCGCTTTATTTTCAGGTATTTAACTAATAATTAACTAATAAAAAAAAGTGAAAAAAAATCAAAAAATAAATGCCTTTTTATTTGCTTCTGAAACTTCTTTGTCCGAAGTTTGTGCTGGTTTTTTTTTAATAAAAAAAAGAGGCTCTATACCGAAATATAGAGCTTCTCTTCTTGGTTTAACTTCTTGTTAAACAAAAAATATTGTAATATATGTGGTGCAAATATATTACTTTTTATTGAATTTAGCAATATCTTTTTCAGAAAGTTTTACTCCATTCCTCCATACTTCATATTTTAACTTATTTTCTTTCATATAAGCTACCCACCTGCGGACAATAACATCCGAAAATCTTGTGTCCAACTCAAATCCTCGGCACTGCCTCCAATTCTGCTCCGACGCTATCAAAGTAGAGCCTGAACCAAGGAATCCATCCGCCACGATATCTTTCTGCTTGCTGGAATTTTTTATCAAATAACCAATCAAATCCAGTGGCTTCATTGTTGGATGGTCGGCATTTCGTAGTGGCTTATCAAATCTCAAAATAGAACTTTGCTTCCTATCCGAATACCACGGATGAGCTCCGTCTGCATTCCATCCATACACCAATGAGCGGTGCGTCTCTATCTCATCAGGAATAGTCTCCTCACAAAAGATAATAGGCTCGTGTTGCATATGATAATCTAACCTACCAAGTACAAATGAATTCTTCACCCAGATCAATGTTGCGGAAATCTTATAC